TAATAGGTATTAATGCAGAGGGAGATGATCCTGCAACTCTTATTGTTCGATTTACTAGAAACGGAAATGATTTTGTCAGCAGCGAGTTTCAAGCCAGTGAAACAATTAGAATAAAAGGTACCTCTACAACATTCGGTTGCGCTGCGTCTAACCCCATTTCTAAGAGCTCTATCGCTTCAATTCAAGAAGGTGTTTATTACGCAGCAAAAAGTTTTGTCAAAGTTTTACAACAAACTATTGCTCTTGACAAATATTCAGATACTCCATCTTATCGTGTGGGGTTATCAGTTTCAGAAAATATTATTACTGAGCTAGATGACTCATCTTTATATGATAATGCTATTGGGTCTCCCAATGAATCAGCCCCGGGTGCAGATCGTTATAAAATTGAACTTATTCTATCTAAGCTGACATTTACATCAGAATTAGATCAGGACTTTTATGAGTTAGCGCGTGTTGAAGAAGGAGTAATCCTTAAAGCAGTTAATAAAACACAATACTCTGTACTTGAAAAAACACTTGCAAGAAGAACATTTGATGAATCAGGTAACTATACTGTTGACCCATTTCGAATTCAATTACGAGAACATAGAAACAACAACAGAGGTTCGTGGACAGCGAGCACCGCATACCTTAGAAATGATGTTATTACTTATAACGGTAATACCTATGTTGCCTTAACATCAGCGACATCTACAGGATCCCCTCCCTCACATACGGTAGGTGCAGTGACTAATGGTGTTAAGTGGTTATACAATCCACGTCCATATTACAATCAAGGAATATACCAAAATGGAAGTGAGTCAAAGTTAGCTATTGGTATTGAACCTGGGAAGGCGTATATTAACGGGTACGAAGTTGAAAAGATAGCTACACAATATATCCCCCTTGACAAAGCTAGAACAACTGAAAACCTAACCTCTCAAAGAATTGATACGCTTGTAGGTAACTATGTTTTAGTTAGTAATATTTACATGTCAGGATCCACTACTCTTGACCTAACAACATTTAGTAATGTTAGTTTACATAGCAATATAACTTCAACTGCAGGAACCGCTGCAGGAACGAAGGTTGGTACAGCTGCAGTCAGAGGGATCTATTTTCATTCAGGAAATGCAAGTTTATCCAACTCTATTTTCAAATTATCTTTATTCGATATTAATGTTGACTCAAATAGTTCATTTGATCGAGATGTAAAACAAATTCAAGCAAATGGGTTTACAGCAGACATTGCATTACCGTACCCTCGTGGGGCTTGGACAGACAGAGACTTTTCTGACGATTATAAAGAAAGAGGTTGGTATATTCTTGAGGGTACAGGAAATGTCGCAGCGTCAAGCACTACCTTGACAGGATCAGGCACTTCCTTTACATTAGAATTAAAGGTTGGTGATTACATTTATGTAGACTCAACTGCAGATTTACGTAGGGTCAACGCAATTGCATCTGATTATTCTTTAACATTAGAATCTTCTTTAACATCAGGAACCTCTGGCTCTAGACTTTACCGCGCTCAAATGCCTATTAAAGAACAAGCGAACCTTCCGGTTGCGTTTGTGATGCCTTATAGATCAATAAAACAAATCTCAAACCCTGTTTACTTTGTTGCTACGCCACTTAAGGGAACTGCAGTATCTCCCGGAAATCTTGTTTTCTCTTCAAACACACTAAGTTCAGCAACAAAACTTAATAACTTTGTAGTTATTAATACCTCAACGGGAAGAACACAACAAGCTACAGAGGTAGTAATCTCAGGATCAACATTTACACTTACAGGTCTTACAACAGGTCAAAACTATACAGTCATTGCACCGGTTCAAAGCACCGTGACTGCAAAAACAAAAACAACTAATGTTGAATCGAAACTAATTACTAACAACTTAATCTACTCTGCGTCTGAGATTAGTTTAGATCGTGTTGATGTTTACCAGTTAGATGGGGTTAAAGCTATCTCTGACACAGGAAATGTGGATATAACCAACTGGTATATTTTCGATGACGGACAGAGGGCATCTCATTATGGGGTGTCAAAGATCATTCGTAAGCCAGGATTCCCTGCCCCCACATCAAATATAAGAATAGATTATCGCTATTTTACACATAGTTCTGGAAATTATTTTGATTCAAGTTCCTATTCAGATATTAACTACGAAAATATACCCTCTTTGTTTAGTGAAGGTCTATCTGTAAAGTTAACTGATGTTATAGATTTCAGGCCTGTAGCGAATATAACTACAGGCAACTATGAAGTTAGTTACCTACCTCATAGAAACAGAAGTACGACAATTGACTATGAACACTATCTACCTCGCCTTGATAAAATTACTATTGATTTACGCGGTAATATCTACGCGATAAATGGAGCAGCTGCAGTTGTTCCTTCTGAACCTGAGAATCATTCTTCAGGTATGCCCATTTATAAGATATTGTTGGCCCCCTACACCCTGAACAATAAATCACCTGAGGTGACACCCACTCTTATTGATAACAAGCGTTATACAATGAGAGATATTGCTAGTCTTGAAAAGAGATTGCAATCGGTTGAATATTACACTGCCTTGTCATTACTAGAACAGGACACTGCTTCTTTATCAATCAAAGACAGTTTGGGGTTAGAAAGATTCAAAAACGGATTTATTGTTGACAACTTCGAAGGACACGGTGTAGGGGATGTATCATCTCCCGATTATCGTTGTTCTGTCGATATGGAGAGAAATGAATTAAGACCTCCATTCGTTATGAAGAATATAAACTTGGTTGAAAAGACACCCGCAGAAGCTGATAGAATTTCACGCAACTATCAGGTTACAGGCGACTTAGTTACATTAAGATATACTCACGAAACATTAGTCGATCAAAGTTACGCTTCAAGAACAGAAAATGTTAACCCATTTGCTGTTTCTTCATTTGTTGGTAGGTTGGGATTAAACCCCCCATCAGATGAGTGGTTTGAGACACAAGTTAGACCTGAGATTGTTGTAAATGAAGAAGGAAACTTTGATTCTATAGCTGCATCACTCACAGCTTCTGGGGTATTGGGAACAGTTTGGAATGCATGGCAAACACAATGGACAGGCACTCCGGAGATAACTGCAACATCGGTTGAGCGCCTTGAGAAACCTTATGAGGTACAACCCGTAGCACCACCTCCAAGAGAAGAAGCGCCTGTTAGAACTATTGAAGAGCCTAAACGTGTTCAAGGTCCAATAGTAAGTCAACCTGAGCCAGTTCCTGAAATTATTTCTGTTCCTGCTGAACCACCTGTTAACTCAGCCGATGTTGGGGGCTATGAGGGACATTCTGACAATCAAAGTTCAAGCGGTGTTGCAGACAGCACTGGGAATTTAGGTTGGGGGGATTTAGGTGACTTTGGTGGGTTCTCAACTGATGCAGAAGCTTCTACAGATGCAACCGCAGACAATGGCGAGGCGGGTGTTGGCAGCGGCGCTGCAGGATTAGGTGGGTCAGACGCTGCAGGTGAGGCAAGTTCAGCCGACGCAGCAGCAGCACCTGGGGGTGAAGATGGGGTAGCTGACGGTTCAACTGATGGTGTAGATGGTGTAGATGGTGCTGATGGAGGTGTAGGACCTGACGGTGCTGATGGAGATGGAGATGGCGATGGTGGCGATGGTGGTGGCGATGGTGGTGGCGACGGTGAGTAATTAATTAACAGCTAAGGAAAAAAATGTATACTAGACTAATTACCAGACAAACTTTGTCACAACAAGTAGGTAGAGCCCGTACAGGGGTTCGGACAAATGTTGTTTCACGCATCGACCGCAGAGTAATTGATGATCGAGTTGTATCTACAGCGACTATCCCTTTTATTCGCCCTAGATATGTTGCTTTCTTGGGTCGCTCATTCAAACCTAATACACGCCTTTATGCTTTCTTTGATGAAATAGATGTTACAAAGTATATCACACCCGCGTCAAATGTTACAGTAACTATGAATAGTGGAACATTTGATTATAATAGTTCAGCAGAATTTTATGGCGAAGAAACAGAACTACAAGCTAGAAAGGTTAGCGGCAATCATCAAAGCGCATTTAATAAAGGGGATATTGTTTTTGTCGTTAATAGATCAAGCACTACGTATACTATCAGTAATACCCCCGCTACTGGCGTCTTAGGATATGTTGGAAATGGTAATGTTTTGTATCTGCACAATATTAAGGGCTCTTTCAACTCAGGTGATATAGTCAATGGAACAATATCAACTGCATGTGCAACACTTTCGGCTGCTGTCACAGCAAAAAATATGGGTGATAATTTAATCACTAATGAAAATGGTGATGTTATTGGAACATTCTTTATTCCTAATACACAGTCGCTTCGTTTTAGAACAGGGACTCGGGAGTTAATTCTTACTGATAGTTCAACCAACGATAAGATTATCGCTAACACTCAAGGTCGAGTAAGTTACACTGCTTCAGGGACATTACAAACAAGACAAGCTACGATTGCTTCTACAAGAAACGCTGAGGTTGTAAGAGAAACTGTAACTGAAACAGATACTATTACTAATAGCACAGAAAATATTACTAATGATTCAGGTTGGTATGATCCCCTAGCACAAACATTCTTGGTTGATGTTAAGAATGGATGTTTCTTAACTAAGGTTGATATTTTCTTTTCAACTAAGGATTCAAATCTACCCGTAACATTAGAAATTCGTAACACAGTCAACGGCTACCCGGGCAGAAAACTTCTTCCATTCGCCCGAGTTACCAAACGAGCAGAAGATGTGGTAACATCAAATAATGCGAGTGTTGCAACCACATTCACATTTGAAAGTCCTGTTTATGTAGAAGAAAACAGCGAATATTGTATTGTTCTTCTTTCTGACTCAGTTAATTATAACGTATGGATTTCTCAGTTGGGTGAGGACATGATAGGAACTGATAGAAGAATTTCACAGCAGCCATATGCAGGTGTTTTCTTCAAGTCACAGAATGCATCTACTTGGACGGCAGATCAATTGCAAGACTTAAAATTCAAACTTTATAGAGCAAAGTTTGATATATCGACAGTGGGTAACTTCGCTTATGTTAATGAAAGTTTGCCAACAGAGCGACTTCCTAGAAACGCAATTAGGTTATTCAAAGACAAATCAACAGTTCGTATTACTCATCCTAACCATGGAATGGATGAGGGTTCAAATGTTGTCATTTCAGGATTGGGAACACAGGGAGAAATCTATAATATCCCATCAAGCAATATTAATAAACAACACTTTCCTATTAGTAATGTTTTACTTGATAGCTATACTATTACAACAACAAACGTTGCTACGGGATCTGCAACATTAGTCACAAGTAATATAAGAGCTACACATGATATTATATTCAATGTTATTAATCCTATTGTGCAGTTTAGAAATTTTTCAGGAACTGCAGTTAACTTCTTAGCTAATACATCACCTGCAACATTCTACGGAGTAAGGTCATCTAGTCCCGTTTCAGTTTTAGTCAATAACAATAACTATTTTGAAGAACCCCAAGCGATTAAAGCTACAGTCAATGAAACTGCTTCATCGGGAACTATTAGAAAATCATTTGAGCTTACTGCAAAGATGAGTTCAACAGTTGATAATCTGTCACCCGTAATTGATTTGAATAGATCATCATTGATTGCTATTTCAAACAGAATCACCAATATTAAGTATGTGGGAGCCAATGCAGAGTTGACTGCGATTGTTACTGGAAACACAAAAATTAGATTCTCAGGCACACAGATTAGCACAAATCATCCTACAATTGCAAATGTCCTGAGTCAACTAGTCCCAGGTAAATCAATAATGATTACGAATGTTGGAGGAAATGCAACTAATAATGCTAATGTTCTAATCTCAAGTGTGGTTAATAAGGATGGTATTGCAAATGTAGAAACATATTACACATTCATTTCAGAGAACCCCGGGAATGCTATTACAATCGTTCAACGTGAAGGATATGTTGATGAGAGAGCACCTGTTGGGGGTCTGAATGTTGCAAAGTATGTTACCCGACAAATTAATCTGAAGAATCCTTCAAGATTCCTTAAAATCTTATTCTCCGCCAATACACCTAAGCAGGGTGAGATTGATGTCTACTACAGAACGCTTCCCGTAGGTTCATTAACACCACTAAGTGAACAAAATTATGTTCTAATATCACCTGTTGAAAATCTTGTTAAGACAGATAATCCGTCATTATATTCTGATGTAAACTATGAGATTGATGATATTCCTAGCTTCACTGCAGTTGCTATTAAGATTGTCTTTCGATCAACGAATAGCAGTAAGGTGCCCTCAATCAAAGATTTGAGGATCATAGCATGCCCCTGACCAAAGTAAAAGACGCCCCTAATCTTGCACGAGATGAGGATACTAAAGCAATTCTTAATACGGATAGCAGAGGTTACGCTGACTATTTGAATAGTCGAGAGAGGTTAAAAAGGCAACAGGATATGTTACTCACTAATACAAGAGAAATAAATAACTTAAAAGAAGACATGCAGGAAATAAAAGCGCTTCTTCTCAATTTAGCTTCCAAGATAGAAGGTAAAGCATAATGGCTATTACAGTTAATACCTCCGATACATTTGAAGAATGGCGACTTAAAACCAATCAGCTCGGAGGTGATTTAGACAGTAACGTTGCAGCAGTAAGAGCTGATTTAGTTTCTAATGTTACAACACTTAATTCTAATATCGCAGCGGTAAGAGCTGATTTAGTTTCTAATGTTACAACACTTAATTCTAATATCGCAGCGGTAAGAGCTGATTTAGTTTCTAATGTTGTGACTTTGAATTCGAGCATCACCTCAAATGTAAACGCGATCCTTGCAAACACTAACTCAGCTACAGGCAATATAGTAACGGGCAATTTGACTGTTTCTAACGATATTTTTGGAAATGCTCTAAGGATCGACACCACGGGCAGGCGCAACTTCTTTGCTGGGCTATGTGCTGGTGCTTGTAACACCACTGGCTGCCACAACATCTTCATTGGACAAAAAGCTGGTGCTTGTAACACCACTGGCTGCTTCAACAACTACTTTGGATATTATGCTGGTGCTTGTAACACCAGTGGCTGCTTCAACAACTCCTTTGGATATTGTGCTGGTCGTAATAACACCACTGGCTGCCACAACAACTTCTTAGGAACTTCTGTTGGTCGCAGTAACACCACTGGCTGCAACAACAACTTCTTTGGTAATGGTGCTGGTCTCTGTAACACCACTGGCAACATGAACAACTTCTTTGGAGCATGTGCTGGTTTCTGTAACACCACTGGCAATTACAACAACTTCTTTGGTTTTGCTACTGGTCGCAGTAATACCACAGGCAGTAGAAATGTTTATTTGGGTTGTTGCTCAGGAGGTAATATTACTACAGGAAATGATAACATTATTCTGGGTAGTATCACTTCTTGTGTAGGTCTTACAGAAGCAACTAGTAATGTTATCATTCTTGCTACAGGTGGTATTATAAGGCAAGAAATAGATTCTTCACTTAATAATGTCTTTCTAGGTACTCAAGCGGGAGGGTATAGTGTTGGATGTTATAATATCTTTATGGGACATAAAGCTGGGTGTTTAAATCAGTCTTGTTTTAATACGTTTATCGGAAGAAATGCTGGATCTCAGTCCACAACGGGATGCAATAATATAATAATTGGGCAGCTTGCCGGTGATGGTAATACAGGAAGTTTTAACACATTTTTGGGAGTTAATGCAGGTGAGTGTAATACCGGATGTTTTAACTTTTTTGCAGGTCATTTAGCAGGACAATATAATACTTCAGGTAATTACAACACCTTTTTTGGCTTTCAAGCGGGCAGATATAATAACAGCGGAAGCCACAACTTCTTTGCAGGGCAATGTGCAGGTTATTGTGGGATCACTGGTGTTGATAACATTTTCATTGGTAGAGAAGCAGGATTTTCATCTTCAGGTAATCTCAAAAATTGTAATATTTTTATTGGCACATGTGCAGGTTATTATGGGGGTGGTAGACAAGCTATACTGATTGGGGCTTGTGCAGGCGTCGGAACGCTAGCGGCAAGCGCATCAACAGGGACAGTTGCTATTGGGCACCAAGCATCTTGCTGTTTTTTAGGAACAAAAAATGTAGCCGTTGGATTTTACGCTGCACGATGTGCAAGCAGTAGAAACAGTACTGTTTACATTGGTGATTGTGCAGGGCTCTGCGCTTCCGGCAATTTTAATACCGCAATAGGTTGTACTGCAGGATGTGGAATGAGCGGGAATTCTAATACAGCAATAGGAGCTGGTAGTGGTAGAACTATTCAGGGCTTCGGCAATTCTTTCTTTGGAATAAGTTCAGGAGCTTTTGCAACAGCAGGCAACTATAATGTATTTCTGGGTAGGATGACTGGGGCAAATAACTCCGGAGGTTCTTATAATGTCTTTGCTGGTTTGTGTGCTGGATATACAAATACTACAGGCAGCAATAATACTTTCCTTGGGTATTATGCAGGAGCTTGTAATACAACTGCTTGTCAAAACATCTTCATTGGATGCGGTTCAGGTTTCTGCAATTCTACAGGTAATCCAAATATCTTTTTAGGTCACGAGGCAGGTCGTTTTAACACAACTGGCGGACGTAACATTTATATTGGATGCAGGGCAGGGTATTGCAATAGCACTGGATGCCATAATATTGCGATTGGAGAGTGTGCAGGACATAAAAACCTAGCTTGGGATAATGTGTTTTTGGGTAGCAGCGCAGGTCGAGATTTTGTTTCAGGTGGTTATAACGTATTTTTAGGTCGTATCGCAGGGGCTGCTGGGGTATGTGGTACAGCCAATTTTGTCGCAGGACCCGCAGCAGGAAATTCGTTACTTGGAGGTAAGTATAACACTTTTATAGGTTCCTCAGCGGGGTATTGCAATACTTCAGGTAATCATAACTTCTTCGCCGGATCTTGTACTGGTTACTGTAATACTACTGGCGTAGACAATGTCTTCATTGGGTTTCAGGCGGGTTGCTGTAATACTACTGGCAGCAATAATCTCTTCTTCGGGTGTCGCGCAGGTGTTACACTTGCGTGTACCACAACCGTGTCTAACAGAATCGTAATGGGAAATCCTCAACACACACTTGCCTGCATTCAAGTGGCATGGTCAGTAGCATCTGATGTTCGTGATAAGTGTATCTTCGGTCCTGTGCCTTTCGGCAAATCTTTCCTAAGAAGTGTAAATCCAATCACCTATTCATTCAAAAATAGAGAAACAAATGAGATCACAGACTCTACAAGACGATTTGGATTCTGTGCTCAAGAGATTTTAGCATTAGAAGGAAATGATCCCATCATAGTTAGAAATGATGATGAAAATCACCTGGGTATGTCACATGACTACTTGATTCCAGTACTCGTAAACGCCGTGAAAGAACTATCTGATGAAATAGATGAACTAAGAGCAGAAATACAACAACTAAAGAGTGCGTAATGGGAACCGTAAACAATCTCTATATCGATCAAGGGGCTACCTTCTCTGCAATCGTTCAAATTTATGACGATGCGGGTAACCCCTTTAATCTTGCAGGATATACATCGTCAGCTCAAATTCGTCGTAATTACGCAACCAACACTGTTTCTGCTACATTTTTAAGTAATGTTTTAGTTGCTGCTAATGGAACCGTGAATCTGTCATTAACAGCAGGAGAGACAGGA